GGCTGCTCAAAAGATATGGAACCGGAAAAGGTTACTTAATTGAGACACAATCCGGTTCGGTCGGACCTTCGGGTCCGCATATCAGGAGAGCAATTACACATCATACTGCGGGGGGTCGTGCCCCCCAGTTGTCGAAAGACAGGCGACCTCGTCGTGTGCTGAGAAGCACACCAACAAGCGCTGACCTTCACGTACTGTTACCTGAACTGGTTTGGGATCCAGTCCAGGTAGCAAGGTTGAGTGCTAAGGGATGTTGGCGTAAAGCCAACGACGCACTAATTGATTCCTTCCAACTCTTGGGGTACAAGTTCGAGAACATTCTCTGTCCTGTTCCTCCCAGCTCTTCGGTCCCTGAACTAATGTCCGTCCTCAAGTCATGGACAGCCTTCTGGCTGCCTCACATGCTCGGAGATGATACACCAGTTCAGCGATTTAACCCATACAGTCTTATTACCAGTGAATTTCGCAAATTCATTCGTAATAGAGTGACTGGTGGGGGAAAGGCTAGGAAGTACAGAATAGGTGCTCTTTTACTGTACTCTAAGCGTTTGTTTCCGTCTTTTACAGTGGAGATGGTGAGAGAAAAGGTGAGTGATTTTTCTAAATCTGTTGCCCGTATCGAACCGTCTGTGCTGCCACGTAAGCGGCGCATGTTTCTCGAGATCCAAAGAACTTTAGATGAGTTCTGTCCCCCTGGTGAAGAAATGGTGGCAGATTACTGCAAGCCATTCCCTCCCAGTGTTTCTGCCTGCCATGAGTACTCTCGTCAGGAAGGGGGTCTTCAAGCCTATATCCGGGATTTCCCGTTAGAAGGTTTTCTTGAAGATCCCGTCGTGAAGAAGGTACTCCAGCAGTTTAGATTGACAGATACTGATCTTTCATCTGATGGACCGTTGAACTACCTCTGGGAAAGAATGTTGAGACACTTGATCGCTGAGGCGATTGGAGAATTGGGCCTGCCCGAGTCGGAATGGAAACCGATGATGGTAGGCGCAACGGGTTTGACGGAGCCCCTGAAAGTTCGGATTGTTACTAAGGCTGAGTGGTTCCTGCAGCTACTTACGCCGGTCCAAAAGGCCTGGCACAGTAAGATGCGTGAACACCCGGTCTTTCAACTAATTGGCGGTGCTAATGTTGAAGATGCACTACGTCCAATGAAATTGTCTAAAGGAGAAAAGGTTGTCAGTGGTGACTATTCTGCCGCCACGGATAATATTTTCTTGACGTACACAAAAGAAGCTGCAGAAGCAATGCTCGAGAGAACTAGATTCCAACTCCCAGAGTCGGTACCCAGTTTTACTGATGCATTCCTCCGCAAACTCGTTGTGCACTCCTTGACAAAGTCCGTCCTCGACTTAAAGGGTTCCTCCCCAGTTCCAATTACCCGCGGCCAAATGATGGGCCACATCCTATCTTTTCCCCTACTCTGTATTATCAACCGAGCCGCCTCCTGTATGGCTGTTTCCCGGGATTCTTTCATGAGAATCAATGGGGATGATGTCATATTCCCTGCTACTAAGAAAGTGTATACTAAATGGAAGTCCGCAACGAGGATCGTTGGATTGGAGTTCTCCATTGGGAAGAACTACTATTCTAGGGATCTGGCATTGGTGAATTCTGTTTACTGTACCTATTCTAAGGAGAAGGATAGATGGGTTGCACTTGATGTTCCGAATGTGGGACTCCTCAATATGCCCTTAGACAGACAGGTAGACCTTAACAATGGTAGGCAGATACTTCCCTGGGAACAGTTAGCTCAGTTATTTCGTGAGTTTAACAGGTTTTCTACACCTGATACACACACTAAATATTTGTCTATGTTCCGGAAGTATTATCCTATCCTTCGTGGGTTTCCCGGTCCATTCTATGGGCCTGTGGAGTATGGTGCTTTTGGTGCACCTGTCCCACCCAAACATGAGTTCACTAAGAATCAACTTATGTGGATGAATGCACATCGTCTTGGAATATTCAACTATCAAGAAGGTACTCGTAACAGTTTTAGTAAAATCTCAAACCGTTATGAGTCTTACATTGAGATTGAACTTACCAAGGGTATGTACAAGTTTGGTCCTCTGCCCGTTGGTGCGGCCTTCGGCCCTCCGAGATCGGCAGACGGTATTTTGGACCCATATGCTCGTGATGGTGGTTTGGGATACAGATTGATGGCGATGAGAAGATGGTTTGAGGATCTATCCTCTAACAAGCATGTAAAAAATCCAATTATAAATTGGAGAGAAGGATTAAAAGGGGTCTCAAGGGGTTCTGAGGGGAAAAAGGGCCTCAAGGCGAAAGCCCCCTTTATCCCCCAAGGAATGCCTTTCCCCTCTTCTTGCTGACTAGAAAGGGCTTTACTCCCACCACTATTAAATAAAGCCGCAGCTATTTAAAAAAAGGGGAGAAGAGAGTTGGGACCATGAGGTTTATTTTGTTACTTGTGGTTCTCTTCTCGGGTATAAATCCGACTCACCCCCCTCCCTTTTATTATATTGCTTTGGTTTTTTTTTCCCCCCCCCTTTTCCGTCAGATCGCCTGTCGCGGGAGGCAAAATCGATTGTCCGCAAGGATATGTTGAAATAGCTGAATGGCTTTCGCAGACAGAAGGACAGCAAACCGCAAGGAATGTTAACCCAAGACGGAAAGTACAATTACCGGGTCCTGTTCAGAAGATCAATACGCAAGTAAAGAAGACCTGCAACATGGTAAGTCACGGCGATCCTCACGGGGGGAGCACAAACAAGGCACCAAAACAATAACCTGAGGTTTACCGCCAGCTTCGGCGTCGCTAAAAATCTGACTAAATCAGAGAGAAGGGTTAAAAGGGGTCCAAGGGGTCTCTGAGGGAAAAAGGGGAACGAAAGCCTCCTTTATCCCCGAGGGATGCCTTTCCCCTCTTCTTTAACTGGCTCGGTAGGTGGCGTTTTACCCCCACCATTATGAAGAGAATATCATTGGCTTTTTAAAACGGAAAGAAAGAGAGAGAGAATTGGGACCACAACTGGCTCTGTGGTTCCTTTCTTAAGTATAAAACCAATTCCCCCTCCCCCATGCTTTCCCTTATTTTTCAGCTTGGTTTTCTTTTTCCCCCCCTGACTGCCAGTCCGCCCGTGGCAAGGGAAAGAGGGAAGGGAC